TGGCGTACCATTTAATAAAATCCAAGAACCATCCCATTCTACATTATTTTTATAAAATTGAGTCTTTTTTCTACTTATATTAGCACCTAACATATTTAATCTATCTTGAGTAGTTCTTGTAGCTTTATATCCTCCATTAGAAATAAATATTCCATCTATTCCTTTTTTAGCAATACAATTACCAAATAGGTATAAATTATTACCATCTGTTTCAGTATTGCTTACTTTTTTAGCTTTTCCTTCTAAAAAAGCATCTATTACAGGTTTAATTGATTTTGACATACTATTAATTTAATGATTCATAATCTCCCTCCTCTATGTATTTAATACATAATTCTTCTATTTCTAGTAGATAGTCTTGAGTTTGGGATAAAGACCAATCTAATAATGGAATTAAATCTTTTTGAACACTTTCTATTGAAGTTATTTCAAAACTAGATTTTAATCCTACTTCATCTTCTGATTTATTATATATACCTTTTACCCATATATCACAATCATCAAATAGATGTAATTCTACTTCTCTTATCATAAGTTTTTTTAATTTAAAAAGCCATATAATGTAAAATATATACACTATATGGCTTAAATGATTTTATAGATTTTTTAATTTAAAGAATATACTAATTGGTGTGCTAATTGATTAATGTTTGCAGCATTACCAAAATACAAATCTTCCTCTACTTCAGCTAATTCATGACTTGTATATCTAGTAACTCCTTGTAATAAACTAAAAGCATTCATGCCTGTATTATTACTTTCTATCATTACAGCATTCTGTAAAGAGTTGAAAATATTTTGAGATTTACCATGAGCTTGTTCATAATTATGTCTATTTACTCCTGTAATTCTTAAATAGAAATCATCTACTTGTTCTTGAGTTACGGATTTTTTAGCTAAATTACCTAAAAATTTAACATAATTTTCAACATCTCTTGAAGCTTTTAATATTTCTTCTGTAAATAGTAGGTATTTACTAGAGTTATTTTTAGTGTTTTTAAAAGATAGTGCATAGTCCTCTTGCCATTTTTTAGCTCCATTGCTACACCAAAGTCTATAGGTAGAATAACTTAAACTAGATTTTGTCTGTACATCAAATCCTGTAGTAAATAATAGAGAACTTTGTATAATATCTCCTTTCATAGGAGTTTCTATTTCATATTCTTTTAGAGGTATTTTAAATGTTACTTTTTTACCCCCTTTATATTCTTTGTATTCTAATTTATCAACATCTAAATTTAAATCAGATTCAATAATTGAATTCACAATAGTATCTAAAAATAGAGATAAATCAGCAGGTTTATAACTATCTTTACTTACCCCTAAACAATTTCCCCCTCCTTTTTTATAAATGCCAAATACTTTAGAGGTATTATATCCTTCTAAACCTGCACTTAATGGTATTTTCTCAATAACTGGTAACTTAGCTCTTAATTGTTCAATTTTTAAACTTTGAGTTTCTATTTGTTCTAATAATTCCATATATTTATTTTTTCTTTTAATTTAATGATTTGTTGATTAATTTCTTCTTCTAATTCTTGTAATATCTCTTTTTTACCCTGTAAGGTACAAAAATCATATTCTGATGTATTTTTAATATCTAGATTAAATTGTTTATTTAAAACAAACTTCTTAATATCATATAATACATTTAATGTATCTATTTTATTTAATACATTGTAACAATCTGTTATTTCTTTCATTGTTTTTAAATTTAAAAAGGTAAATCTTCATCAAACCATTCCATTTCAAAATTGTTATTTTGTTTTAATAATGTATTTATTTTAGAAAATACCTTTTGGTGTTCAAATGGTTGATTTAATCTTGAAAAGTAAGCAGGATGTTTTAATACAAAGTTATAATGTATAAATGGAGTAGATAATTTTTCTAAAGCTTTGGCTTCATTTCCAAAATATACTATTATTAGACCATTTTGAGTAGAAAGTACTTCTCTAAAAAACCAAGTCCAAAATGGAGACCACAATTGAACATGATTACCTGCTTTTAAGTAACTGGTCGTTAAGGCTGTATTTAATAATAATACACCTTGTTCTGCCCACCATTCTAAGTTATTAGTAATATTGCCTTCAATACCTAAATCATCCTCTATAGCTTCTTTAATTAGTTTTAAACTAGGGGGAGTTTTCTCATCTTTAGTAGCAAAAGCTAATCCTGTAGCTATATCTTTTCTATTTTCTCTAGTATGATAGGGTGCTAAGCTTATAAATAAAATCTTGAAATCTTCCTTTTTACAATATTTAAATGCTTCCCATACTAGATTACTTTTAGGAATAACACTTCCACTAGGTTGAGATTTTAAATATTGATAAATATCATAACATTCCTTACTTTCTATAAATTTTTCTAAATCTTTATGCCAAGATTCATGTATAAGGTCTTTGAATTTCTCCCATTGAAGTGTTTCCATAATTTATTTTTATTCATTTTTTATAAATTTAATTGTCTCTAAATAAGGAAATATAATAAAACTAAAAGTAAATACAACTAATTCTTTAATATCTGTATAATCTTCTTTTAATACACTCATTATTAATTGAAATAATCCTAACATAAATGTTAATATCCAAATAGGTATAACTATACCTGCTAATAAAAATAAAATAAAACATATAGGAGATAGTATAATTCTTATATATTTCATATTTCTTTCCAAAATTTAGGGAATGTTTCAATATCATTTTTACTATAAAATATGTAATTTTTTACATTTCTTGTATTTCTTTCTTTATACATTGAACCTTCATCATTAAGATAAGCTCTTTCTCTATGTGGGGAATAAACAATAGTTCCTATATCAAGACATCCTGGATATTTTTTAATTAATTGAAATCTTCTCATAAATCGTAGTGATAATTTAAATATTCTAATAATAATTCATCATCTTCTGTAAAACTACTATTGTTTTTAGGTAAATAATAACCTTGTTCTTCAAATTCTATGTAAGAATGGTCATCCATATAAAGCTCTGTTGTTGCAGAATCTTCATCTTCAGATACTTTTACCCCATATTTAGATAAAAACTCTAATATTAATCTTTTCATAATACCTTTTATTTTATTAATTCTTTAATACTATCCTCACATAAAGAAATTTCATTATCTATACTACTACCTTCTTCAATTTCCATAATAGCTAAATCATATAGTTCTACAATTTCTTCTTTTAAGGAAGGATATTTTACTATTTGTTCTTTTATGTATTTTTTAAATTTTTCTAGTTTACTCATAATCTCCTGTTTCAGGTTCTATTTCATTTACATAATCTATTCTATTTAATACCTCGTTTTCAAGTTCTTCTAATGTATAACCCGATTGATTATATTTTTTATCAGTTGGATTATAATTATAATCCATTACAGCTTCCTTATAATAACCTATCAATGTATAACTAGGCATTTCTTCTAATTTACTCATAACGATTTAATTAATTCTTCTTTTGTTTTATAAATATGCTCTTCTTTTAAATTAGTGGGTACTAAATCCCAAATTTCAAAGAAATAACAATTATAAGCAATATATGTTTGTTTCTCTTGGGCATGAATTACTATCTTATTTATAAATAATTCTTTAATTTTTGGCATAGGTTCACTTTCTGTATCTAAATACCAAACTCTATCTCCAATATTGTATTTCGTTTCAATTGTCATATTATTTTATTTTTTCATATATTGGAAATATAAAATACTCACCCCTTGATGAATTTTCTATATGTGCTACTGCTTCTTCTTCTGTATCAAAACTATCTATCATTTTAGATACCATTGCGTGTTCCTTATTTAAATTATTTTCAACAGATATTAAAACTTTTTCAATGTCTATTTTAAATACTCTGTACCTTTTCTTCATATTAATTTCTTTTTCTTAAAATATTCTATAATAACATCATTTCCAATTTTTTCAGAGATTTCCCACCAATCCTTTAGTGGTAAAAATTTACGAGGAGGATTTATATATTTCCATCCATTTGCTGTAGTTATTAATTGGGATGCTTTTACTCCAGTATCATCAGAATCAAAGCTTAAAAAAACATTTTTAGCTTTAGAATTGATTAATTCTATGGATTCTTTACTTAGTGCAGAAGGATTTTCTGCTTGAGCTACTATTACACATATATTCATTAGTTTTTTAAGTAACCATGCTTCTTTTACAGATTTAGATAATACTGTATTTTCACACTCATTTAGATTTTCTAATCCATGTATATATGTAAAAGGTATAGAAGATAGGAATTTATTTCCTTTTTCTCTTTCAGGGAAATATATTTTTACTTTGTTTATAGAAGGTATATAGTATGCAAATACTACTTCATTCTTTAGAATTGGTATTTTACTCTTATTATACCATACTTCTTTTACAGCATATACCTTTGTATCATCGAATATATTTATATCTTCTAGAGTAAGATTACCTAGTTTTAAAAAATCTATGTGGTTTTTAGTAAATTCTTTTTTAGTAAATTGTATTAATGTTTCTTTCTTTGGTTCTTGGTCTAAAGATTGTATATTTTTTAGAACAGCTACATATTTATTACCTCTCTGTCCTATTATACCTAAATCTTCTGCTACTTTTTTAAGTGCTTCTCCATAGGTAATTCCATACATTTCTTTAATAAAATCCCAAATACCTCCCTTAATTTTACAATTATATGATTTATGAAAGAAATCTCCATTGATATTATAAATTCTAAAACTTGGATTTTTTTCAGTTTTGAAAGGATTTATAGTGTTTTTATTAAAACTAAACTCATGTGGCATATATAATCTATATAAATCTCCATCATTTACTTTTTCATAAATAAGTTCTTTTAAATCTTTCTTTTGGACTATATTCATAAATACAAAATTAAAAAACCCTACCATATTTCTATAGTAGGGTTTCTAATATTATTGTTAATAATTAATAATCTGAATCTGTACTATCTACAACATTGTTAGTTGTCATAACATAATTCATACTAGAATCATATACTTGTTGTTCAAATGGAGTGTAGAATACATCACTTTTACTAATTCCATTAGCTTCATCTGTAACTTTTGCAAAGAATAACTCAATAGGAGTTAAAGATTTCTTTTGAGTATCAGAGTTATATTTTTCTTTAATAACCTCTAATTTTTCAGCAGTTAATCCATAATTTCTAAGCATTTTAGCATTATTACCTGATAAGAAGAATTTGTTAGAAATAGTTTGATATTCTTTATATTCTCCATCCTTCTCTACATTCTTTACAGCATAATTAACTACTACTGTACCAACATTTAAACCAAATAAAGATTCTAGCTCTCTAAAATTACCTGAAAATAACTTCTTAGTATCCAGTAATAAGTCTGTATCTACATTATTATAATCTACAGATAATAACCAAGCTTTAATAAATTCCACTAAATCTGATTCTCCTACTACTGCTTTTCTGTATTTTTTAGGTGCAATAACTTTAATATCTTTAGGTCTAGCTCCTTTAAAATATCTTTCAGATACTTCTCCATTACCTTCCCAAGTTAATACTTGTTGGAAATTCTTAAAGTTATCCCATAGATTATCTTCACTATCAGTCCATTGAGTTCCTCCCACTTGATTTAAATATAGAGATTTCTCTGTTTTAGACTTCTGTTCTACATTCTTTAGAGAAAATGTAACATTATCTACCTGATTAGTTTTCTTATTCTTTACATAAAATACTACTTTAGCTGTAGCATCTCCATCCTTTTCACCTGTATATTCAGGTTCTTTAAATTTACTTTTTACCTCTTCATCATCAATTTCAAGCAATTTCATTAGTTTTTCTTTAGTAGGGTTTACTGCAACCACATCTACTTCTGACCAACCAATTAATAAGCTTTTTGTCTCTTTTGTTTCTTTTTGTGCAACGTTCATTTTTGTTTAATTTAAGTGTTTATATTTAGTTAAATTTTAATTCTGGGTAAATTGTATTCCAATAAGTATTTGGGACTTTTCCTTTTTCTAAATCTTCTGCTTTAATATAATCTGCTATTTTTACAATCTTATTTGAAAGATGTGCAGCCCTATTTCCTGTATCAGATTCATCTTTTTTTGTAAAGTCCAAAAAACAACCATCATTTGTTCTTAAAAATACTCCAATTGCAGTAGATTTTACTGTAAATATTTTAGATAAAACACCTTCTAAATCAATATCTATTGTAGATATATCTTCTTCTGATTTTTTAAATACTTTTTTCTTTTCTGCAATATGTCCAGCATGAATAATAAAAGGTGCAGCATTTTGTTCTACAAATGATTTAACTTCATCAAATTTTCTTCTAATTAGCCTAACTCCTCCATATTCATCTACTCTTTTTACATCTGTTTTTTGACTTTCTTTCTTAACAGATTGATTATATTCATATAATGCTGCTGAATTAGATACATCAATAAATGATGTTATAGTATCAATCATTACAATAGGAAATGGCATTTTATTGATATGAGCAACTAAATCATCATAAGATTTTTTATCTGCTTTTTCATCCAACTCATTAAATAATTTCCAATAAGTAGTCATATCATTAGCTTTTTTTAATTCATCCACTACCTGAAACAATCCCATTGGCAACCATCCAAATTTATTAGTTTTCATAAATTCTTGGTCTCCATCATATTTATTAATATCTACTTTATTATTTACAGGAAATCCAAAGTCTTTAGTTCCTCCTTCTGCATCTAAAATTAATATCTTAGGTTGATTTGCAGCAGTTAGTGTTTTTCCTGTTTTCTTTTGACTAATAAATACTAAATTTCTTGGTGATTTTAAAGCAAAATCTTTTTTAACTAAATCTCCATTTAAATCTAATGGTAATCTTTTAAATGTTGTTTCTGACATGTTTTTATTTATTTTATAAAGCAAATATACTATTCTTTTGTTTATTTTATAACTCTTGTTCAATTAATTATTACTAAAGAGTGTTAAAATATTATATATGTTTAACCAATAGGTTAGGTAGTGAGGTATAGTAAATAAACAAAACTGAGTAGAATCATTCAAATTAGAATAGTTATAATTCACATTCACTCTGTAAGAACTACTAGAAAAATACCTCACTACCTTTTTATTTAGATATATTAGTTTACTGACCAATAATCTTCATAAAAGTCTTTAAAATTTTCATATCCTTTTTTAGCTAGATTTTCTGATTTATAGTAAAACCGAGCAGAAACATCCAAACTAGAACCGTCATAAAGCACAAACACCCTGGAAGAACTACCAGAAAAATATTTGTAGTTATAGTATTTATAATCATCATTTTTCCAACTTAATTCAGTTCCCTCATTATATATCTCTGTTACTTTAGATATTACACTACAAGCATTAATATATTTTTCAAAAGGTGTTGTAGGATTAGGATAAATCAAAGGGTTATACCCCAAATGTCCAATTAATGTAGATAAATCATATACTACATCTGTTATTTCTTTTGGTTTCCAAAAGTTCTTTCCAAATTTATCTTCTAATAGTTGTTTAAAACCATTGTCTGACGAGCTATTATAATACTTAATAGCTTTTTCTAATGTTATATTTAATTGTTTTGTCATTATTTAAATATTTATTTGTTAAATTGATACAGTCAGCATGTTTAAACCATCCTAAATAAGAATTTATAGATTCTTTATTGGGATTAGATTTTAACATTTTAATAAAATTTTGTTTAATTGATTTTCTTATTAATATATGAGAACTATAATTAACATACCCTACAAAATCAATTCCTCTTGAATTAATTAGGAATATTTGACTAGTAGATAACTCTAAATCTAAAATATTGAATAAATAAGATTCAATTTCTCTTCTCAAGATATGTAGATATTCTTTATCTGAATGCAAGATACAAATATTATCCATATATCTCAAATATTTAACCTTCTTAATTTCTTTTAAGAAATGGTCAAAATAAGTTAAATAAAAATTACCAAAATATTGCGATAGATAGCTTCCTATAGGTATTCCTTTTGAATGAGAATCAATAATACTATCCAATAAATTTAATAATTTTCTATCTTTAAATTTTCTTCTAAGAAATAGTTTAAGTGTTGTTTTATTAATGTTTGGGTAGTATTTCTTAATATCTAAGAATAAACAATATTTATTACTCTTATCTTTAAGATAATGTTTTAATTGTTTTAACGCTTTGTGAATACCTTTATTTTTTATACAAGAATATGTTTGAGATATAAATGATTTATCAAAAATAGGTTTAATTACTTGTAATATTGCGTGTTGTATAATCCTATCCTTATATGGTAAAACATAAATATCTCTAAATTTCTTATCAAAAATAGTAAAAGTAGAGTATTTAGATACTTTATATTCCTCATTTTTTAATACTTCATGAATACTTAAAATATTTAATTCTCTACTTTTACTAAAGTTTTTTACTTGTTTTTGTCTACTTTTACCTTTTCTTGCATTTTTCTCAGCTAAATTTAAATTTTCTAATTCATATATCTTTTCATATAAATTTCCTAATCTTTTCATATTTTTACTTAGTTATTACTCTTTTTCAATACTTTACTAAAGAATATAATTAAAAACTTGTTTTTCTACTTATAAGTAAGGTAAATTATAACTATTTGTACTAAGTATAAAGTCAGTTCAGAATTGAAATTAGAGTAGTTAGAATTAGAATCATTGAAGTGAAACTCACTAGAATCAATTTAATTTACCTGTTGTAAATTCTTTATATTCTTTTAAAAATGTTTTACCTACAAAATCAGAAATTTTTTTTGTTTTATAAAAAGCCAGCCCAGAATCGAAACCAGAGTAGCCAGAATAAGAACCATAGAAGCGAAACCCACCAGAATCAAAGTTAAACCAAGGATAATATTTATATTCATTATTGTTATTCCAATCTTCTATCCATCCTTGGTTTACAACTTCTTTAATTAATTCAATCTTACTGAAAGCATTTAATCTTATCTCTCTTGTTGTTTTAGGAGATTTATAAATTAATATGTCTTCTAATGTTTTACCTGATATTTTAAGAATATCATCAAAAGATTTAATATCACTTAAATCAAAAGTATTGATTTTAAAATATTGTTTAATTAATTCTTTCTGTTTTGAATTAGCTTCATCATATCCTTTTTCAATTAAATTATTTGGTAATTCTACATATTTACCTTCTGACCATAATAAATATTCATTTAATGTACTTTGCCATCCTTGACATATTTGTGAATAAATAATTTTAAGGTCACTTTTCTTAATTTTTTGTGTATTTTCCATCTTTTTATTTCAATTTTGATTTTACTAATTCTTTTACTGCTTCTTCATTGAAGAATGTTTTACCACTACTTACATTCATAAATAACCCAAAAGCTATATCTTTAATATCGTTATAGCTAAGGCATGGTTTATTCTCAATTATATACTCTAAAGCTTTTTCTTTTGTTGAGAATCTTTTAATAGTATCATTCTTATAGATATGTTCACCAAGTTGAATTACATTTTCTTCTTGTATTTCCCAATTAGAAATAATTCTAAAATATCTATCTCCAATATACATATCAACCCCATTCTCACTTTTAAACAAAGGAACTCTTTCTACTTTTCTAAAATTTTTACTTTCTATTACACAAGCATCGTTTGTAATATTGTCTATTTCATTATATCCTTTTGCAACTAATCTTCCTAAACTGTCAAAATGAAATTTATCTATTTTATAAGGTTTATTGTATTCAGAATATTTTGTATATTTATTAGATGGGTCATATTGTACATTATCTCCAATAGAAAAGATTTCATTATCTGAAAGTCTTTTAATTGATATAATTCTATGTGTATCTGGACTATAAAACGAATAAAATTCTTCTAATGTAGCTCCTCTAACATCATCTCCTAAATGTTCTTTTGCATAATAAGTACCATTTTTTCTTAATGTTACTCTTTCTTTTGTAACTAAATATTCATATTCTAATATTTCATACTCTTTTTTAGGTTTTTCCTCTACTAATCTAAATCTTTTACCTTCTCCTATTGAAGATTCTGCAATACTAAACATATCAATATTATTCATTTTCCATCTACCATCCTTTTGTTTAGTATATGTATAACCTTCTGTATCAGGATTAGTATCTACTATTTTAGTTCCTACAGGTAATTCTTCTTTTAAAAGATTAATTTCTTCCTTTGTAGCTAATCTAAATTCATGAAATCCGTTTTGAGGTGTAATATTACCTGAATTAGATGTTATAACTATTTTATTTTCATGACTTATCCATAAATTAAAACCTTGTTTAAATGTATATAATCCTTGTCCTTTGTAATATGTAGTGTAATATTGACCATTTACTAAATTACAATAAGTTAAATTATATTCTGTGATTTCTTGCCAGTATTCAGGATTATTTTCAACTACATCCTTGTTATAATAACATATTTGATTAATACCATACATATTCCAATTAGAATAATATTCCATGATACTGCCTAACTTAGGACTATTTGGATACTCTTTAATTAATTTAAATTTTCTTATATTTTCTTCCATTGTATTTTGTTTTGATTTATTCCTGTTAATGCACTTGTTAACCATTTCTTTTGAAATTGTTGATTTGATACAAAAATATGAATTATTGCATTTTCTGTATCATTTAATAATGCTCTCCCTAAAGCTTGAGAAAGATTTTCTGAATTACTATCTATTGCAGTAATGAGAATATGTTGTAAAGATTTAAAAGTTATACCTTGTTTTCCTTTCTTTATTAAGCAAATTTGATTAATTTCTTCATTTTGAAACTGTTTTAATACTAAATCATCTTTAGATTTACTATTATACATAGGTATATTATATTTTTTACCTACATTTTCATCTCCTGTAAATAAAATAAATCTTAAATCTGTATTAGAATTAATCCATTTTTTTACATTATTAACTAAACTACTACAAGAATTAATAAATCTCATTCTGTTTAAAGCATTAAACATTTTCTCTTTACCTTGTGTAGTGTCTACTTTATAGGACAATCTATTACATTCTTTTAATTCTGTAGATTTCCATTTTTTAGTTTTACCAAATTCTACTAGATTAGTACTATCTAATTCATATTCATATACAATTATTTGATAATCACATATAATCTCATCCTTAATAGCATCTTCAGTATTATAATTAACAATTACAGACAGTTTAGTATAATATTTAATATCCACCAGAGTTTTAAAACTAATTGTACCACTTGCAAGAATAACATGTTTTAACTTTTGACACATATTTCCTATAATAGGTAATATATTCTCTTTAGGTATTAAATGACATTCATCAATTATAACAAAATCCCAATCAATATCTTTAACTTTGTCTACACTAATAAATGTACAATAAGTAATATTTGGAAAATATTCTAATATTTCACATTCTTTTTCCCATGAAGTCTTAATATCAATATTAGGATATAGAACTAATATATTAGGATTATTAATCATAATTAATTCACTATATCTCTTAACAGAATTTAACAATATTCTAGTTTTTCCACTTCTTACAGAACTTTCCACTATACCAGAAAACTTAGAATCAATTATCTTATTAATAATATCTTCTTGTATTAAGTCTTTTTTAGTCATTTATTTTACAACTTTTCTCCGAACATTAAATCCTTGTCTTTCTAATAATCTAATAGCTTTTGCTGTATCATCTAACTTTCTATTATCACTAATCTTAATCTCATACTTATTTAACCATCTATAAAATGTTCTTTCTGACATTCCTAATAAATCAGCATATTCCCTTTGTGTTTTAAAAGGATGTTCATCAATTAATTTCTTTACTATAGCTATATTAGCTTTTTCTAAATTCCAATTGTTTAGTTCTATGTTTGTTTTCATGGTAATTGTGCAATTTCTTCTTCAATTTTTAATAAATACTTCAAACAATCCATTTCTGTTTTATTTGGTTGTGGTAATTTTACTATCATTGGTACATCTTCTTTCCAAACACATGTAAATGCTGTTGAAACATCATCTTGTTTCTTTTCTTTTATTACTGCTAACATATTTTTTAATTTATTTCTATTGAATTTTTATCTAAATCTAATATAGAATGTTTATTTATACTTTCTCCTTCACAATTCCAAACTTTACAAGAATCATTAGTTCTAACTTTATTAGCACATTCTTCTAGAGTGGCTAGTCTGACTTGTTTCATTAATTCTAATGCAAATATTTCAGGTTCAGTTTTAGATAAGTAATATCCATTTTCTTTATAGAAATCTTCATCATGTTTTTCTATTAATTTTTCAAATGTTAATGTTTTCATGTTTATGTTTTTAAAAAATAATCTCCATTAGTAATATCTTTATAATCAGCATCAGTCATTTCATGTGGTTTTTTAGGCATAGCTTTTAAAATACCTGTCATAGGATGAAATGCCGCTCCAATTGTTATCCCATCTCCATCAAATGATGACTTGAGTATATGTAGACTTCTATAATATTTATAACCATTTTGGTCTCTTAAATTAGTAAGATTATATCCCAATAAATCTACTGTTGTATCTTGTGGTAAGTACCTCCAAGGTTCAAAAATAGCTATAACAACATCTGCATCTCTAGCTAATTCTGAAGTATCCGCAATATCTGATAATTTAGGTTTAACATCGTTTAGTTTTAACCTAGTGTAATCATTTACTGCTCTAGATAATTGCTGTATATTAATTGGACTAAAACCATATAAATCTCTAGCTCTTCTCATTATCCAAGAAAATTTATCTAATCTTAATTTTTTTTGACCATTTTCATCTTTTTCTGCATCTAATACGCCAACATAATCTGTAACAACTAATACTATATGATTAGAATGGTTAGGTTCATAAGTTTTTTTACCTAATACATCATCTTTTTCTCTTTCTCCAATTTTACCATGCTTTTCAGCAAATTTATCTATAAATATTTTTAATCCTGTAGGATTGTGAGTCCCTTCTTTACAAATAAATACATCATCTTTTTCCCAATCTTCAAAAACCTTGGCATATCTTTCAACTAATTCTAATTCAGTACTTGTAAGATTATCTATTTGACCATTTAATCTTCTTCTACCTAATATCTTTTTTACAGGAATCAATATACCCTCTTTTAAGAAAATCATTCTACTAACCCATTTAGCACTATACATATATAGCTTTCTTTCCATACCAAAATAGATAATAGATAGTTTTAAATCATCTGTTTTGTTATCAAAATACCAATCTAAAGTATTTAAAATTAAATCTTGAGCAGCAGAAGAATTATGCACTACTGTAAAATCCTCTAATAGAAATAATCCATCCCCATCTAAACTAAAACCAAAATATTCTCCTTTTCCTATTGGATTAACTTTTATTCCTGTAGATAATGGATTTATTACTTTATCAGGAGTATTTTTAGCTTTTTTTCGAGGTAAGATACATGGTATTTCTCCTAATTTTTCTCCAAATATAAAAATTCTATAGACTTGACATGTATAATCTTCTTTTCCTTTTCTTTTAAGGACTGCTGTTTTGGGATTAATTGAAGTATAGAGACCTAAGCTTCTACTCAAAAAAGCTATTTGATGTATAATTTCCTTACTTTTCATGGTAAGTTCATAGCAATTTTTAGTTACTTGATAATGTCCATCAGAATCTAATAAACCTGCTAATAGTTTTAATCTATTTTCTCTACTATTTATTAAAAAATGTTGAGGAATATATTTATTACATTCTAAATTATATTTTCTAAAAAATAACATTAAGGAACTATCTTTAACAATCCAATTCCATTTTGATTGCATTGAGTTCCAAGTAGGTTTTCCTATAGCATTTGAGATATGTTTATCATAAGTATTTAGTTTTTTTGCAGCTTCTTGAACAGATGTATAATATTCTTTATCACCATTTGGAAAACTTCTTTCAAGATTTTTATCTGATACTAAATCATAACCATACTTACTTTTACTCTTTTTTAATATTAAATTGTTTTTTTTGGCAAATACTTCTAAATAATCTACAATTTCTTTATCCATTGTAGTAATTTGTCTCTTACAAGCTGTTCCATCTCCAATCCACAAACCAAGAAAATAGGGGTCAATTTCTACTTCTTGTGATTTAAATTCTATCCCTTCAGATTTATAACCCTTCCACTCTTCTTGTATATATTTTCTTTTTTTAAGATAATCTTCTACGGATATATTTAAGTATTCATTTGTTTTATTTCTTCTTTTTCTAAGACAAAGAATGTGTTTACTATTTACTGTATAAGATTCTCCTTTATTTTGGTCAATTTTATACATATCATCAATTCCACAATGGGTTTCTAGCACTATCCTTTTTTCAGAATTAATGCCCATAACTTCATCTCCAACCACTATATCTTGAATTTCTTTTAAAGAACCATCATACATCAATAATTTAGTACCTTTACTAAAACATTTCCCACTCCCTGTATCACCAACTAATAGGTAATTAGTATTTTTGGCAATTTCTAAATAATTATCTAATTTAGCTACTGGAAATGGTATACTTCCGTTTCTGCCAATTAGCCCATTATTTACTTCCTTCATTAAATTTTCGTACAAGCTCATATTAAAAATTCTGAATTTTGTGATTTTATAATTGTTTCTTCTTTCTCCTCCACTCTATCATTATAATAATCAGTAGCTAATTGACTAATTCCTGATTTTTCTATATAGTATTCTAAGAGTTTAATATATTTCCAATTAGCTTTATGGCAGTAATCTATATAGTTCAAAAGTAATAATTCTATTTTATTCCAATCTTTTAGTTTATACCGCTTGGTAACTTTTAACAATTTACCTTCTAAGTCCCTGAAATTTAAAAGAAAAGAGTATTTTTTATCTATTACTACTTGTTTCTTACCGGTTAATTCTACTAGTTTATCTTGTAATTTCTTATGTAATTTCTCAAAATCATATTTAGTATCTACTACTTTTTCTACTTCATTGATTAGTTTTGTAGATTTATTAGTTAATTCAGGTATTACATCTTCTGTTAGAAATCCTTGTTTTTTTAGTATTTCTACTTTAGCTAATAAGTTTTCTATTTTATCTTTATAATCAAATATATTATACTTATCAGCTATTTTTAGAATACAATAAGATTCTAGATTAAATCCTACTGTATTTGTTTTTAATATGTTTTCTAATATATCAATCATTTCTTAGTTTTTATTAAGAATATACCCAATAAGGTATAATAAGTACTAAATATAGTAAATATGTACCTTATTGGGTATAAAATTATGATTTTTTATGCAGTTAAATCAGCTAGAATATCTTTAAAACCTTTAAGTTGTTTTTCTTCTTGAGCTAATTCTTGTTCAATTTTTCTAATTGCTTCTTGTTCAAAATCAATTCTGTCTAAAGCATTTTCTCTGTTAGCTACATAATCTTGAAAAGTATTTGCAATAGAAAATCTTACATTTTCATAATTTTTCTTTGCTTTTTCTAGACTTGTTTGTTGTCTTTCTAACTTTAATTTTAAAGAAGGGATTACAGAAGTTTCTAAAGTTGAGATTTGTTGACGACAATCAATCTCGCTATCCTCAACAAAGGTAGTTACTTTTTCTTGTTGTAATTCTTTTTCAGTTTTGTTTAATGATTTTAATACTGTTTGTACGAATTTTGAAGTTTTAGTTGACATGTTGTTTAATTTTAATTGTTTTTAAATTGTTTAATTTTAGTTTAATTCTTTCCTCTATAGTATTTTCAACTACAGTTTCTCGTATTTTTAATTGTAATCTTTCTGGCACTTTGGATGAAATCACATCAACCTTTTTATCTAATGTAGTAGTTTTATTTGCTTTTTTAACAAGTTTAACAGAAGTAGATATGATTCCTGTACATATCCCTTCAATAGGTCTGTAATAAATCTTCCCATTTTGTTCACTTATTTCCCTAATAATAAAACTTTCACCTACTTTATAAGGAGAATGGTTATATTTATTAATAGTAATTTCCACTTCATCTCCTACTTCTATTTCTGTATTATAACATTCTTCAGGTACTAATGGATATTGTTTAGAGTTTTGTAAGTCGTATGATTTTTTATCAGAGATTTTAAAAAGTCCTTGTGTAATCCAACCATTAATATTTTTTAAAAATTCACTCTTTGTTGGAGCATATTTAAATTTTGATAAGTTGGATAAATTAGATAAATCAAATATTTCTCCTATATATTCTCCATTAACTGACCAACCTTTTTTAACAAGTTGTACATATTCAGGCACAACATCACTTGGAGTCCATCCTATAGGCATTAATTCGTAGTTTTCTGTATCTTTTTTACTTAATTCATAAAAAGAATGGTATTTTTCAACATGAAATCCAAAACTTATATCATTTTCTTGCTCTATTAAATAATAATTATTTTTAATTATATTACTACATTCAGCATTTTCTACTAATGCTTTAAAATATCTACCTACAAATGTTTCAGGTTTTTGTTGTATATCTGGGTGGTCTTTTGGTAAATAAGATTCGATTTCTTTTAAATCTGTTACTAACCTACTTTTGTAGGTGTTCTTCCAATCCCAATGTCCTTGGCTATCCTTATAAGATTTATCTCCTACATCAATAAATTCTGAAGCATACCAGCAGTTATCACTAAATTTTTCAAATTTAGCATACCAATCATAAATAGTTTTTAATTTATACCATTTACCTTTTTCATAAGTAGCTTTATATTCTTTTAAGAAATCTTCATAACTAATGTATTTATCTTTTTCTATACAATAATTTAACCAAGCTTTTTCAAGTTCTGTTGCAACTCTTTGTACATTAGGAAGTTTTACTCCTTCTCCTGTTTTGTTAAAAGTTTTTCTGTTTATTTGTATGTATATGTTATTATGGACTTCATTTTCCTTATATAAGGAAATATAAGTATTTCCATTACCCATATCTTCATAGTAAATTTCTCCATCTACTAATTTTTCTACTCTTATGTTTTTTCCTTCCATTTGTTTAATAATTCTTCAAGTTCATTTAAAAATTCTCCATCATGAAGAGAAACTAAACTTTCTATTTGTACTACAGCAACTTTCATTCTGTCTACATCTCTATCAAATTTCTCTTTAGCTTCTTTTTCTAAGATTAATCTTTGTAAATACCCCATTGTTATTTAATTAAATTAAAAATCTCTAAAGTTTTAGCATATACACTAAATTTATCTGGTAATTGTTTCATTGTTTAAGTATTTTAAAAGTTTTAACTTGTGAAGCATATACATATTTGTAAGGATTTGTTAAATATAAATCTCCTTTATCTAAATTCAAATCATTTTCAATACCATCATAACCATTAATTAATATTGTATCTAAAGTATTGTCAAAATATCTAATTTGTATATTAATATCTTTATTTACAGATTTAAATTCTGGTTCAGGTTTATTACAAGAACTAACTATTAGTCCTAGTAGTATTAAGTATAATAGTTTTTTCATTGTTTTAATTTTTCAAGGTAATTGTTAAATAATCATTTAAAGTCTTGAATAAGACTATTTACTTTTTGTTCCTTGTTCATAATTTTTAATTTTAAAAATAGGTAAGGGCTTAATTATTTAACTCTTTACCACAATTTAATTCCTTTAATGTTTTAGGAAACCTATTATTTTGTTTTTTATATTATTTTAATATAAAGTAAATATAACACATAATCCTTATTATCATCAATATTGATAAATAATAAAGACCTATTATAAAAACTTAAAATATCTATCATAAATGCTTTATAATCACTATATTCTATATAAAGTGAGAATAAGTTAAAGTTTATATAAGGTTTCATTTTATTTTCTTTAAATTTAGTAAATAAGAATTACTTTCTGCATAATTATGACAATACTTTTCCCAATATTTATTTGTAAAATCAATATAACAATGTAAGCAATCGTTGTAGGAGTTGTAAAATGAGTGACCATTTTTTGTTCCTTTAACGTATTTACAATTGCAACGAAGCCCAAATAAATTTTTATTCTCTATACAAACTTGACTGTTATAATGTATTCCACATTCTATTTTAGCTTGTCTACAAGCAACCTCTGGAAAATAACTACCATATTCTAAGCATTTCTCATATATTGTACTATCACTAGGTATAAAATCTGTTGTATCAATAGTATTAACTGCTTTATATTTAGGGTTATATCTAATACTAGGAGCTTTACATGATGTAATGATAGATACTAACAATAACATTAAAACTAAGCTAAATATAGGTTTTAAATCATATTTAATATCACATATACTAATACAATGTGAACAGAA